GTTGCGTTCGGGAAGTGGTGATCCAGTGGTAGAGGCACCTTTTGTCGAACCGTCTCTGGCTGACGCTCAGGAGCTATTGCCGGGCCTTAGTGGTTCAAGCAAAAAGAAAGAGATCACGATGTCGCATACCCTGCCTGCCACACTCGAGCTATTGTCGCTGACAGCAGAGTGCAAGATCACGACAACCGGATTCGGCCCCGATGAAGACCGAGAATGGACAATAAGCAATCTCAATCTCACGCTCGGAGAGGGCGGTTTTTCGATGCGTTTAAATCTGGAATAAAAATGGCAAAAATATCAGGAATATATTGCAACGGGTTCGGTGAACCCAGGGCTGGAGTTACGCTTGAATTAACAGCAAGAGCAACAAGCTCTAACGTGATAATGACGACTAAAGCCAGCCAGAAGACCAGTAACGATGGAAGTTATAATTTTGAAGTTATGCCATGCACTTATGTCGTTACAGCAAACAAATCATATCTTGGCATTATTCAAGTTTATACGGATAGTCCGGACGCCAGCTTAAATCAATACCTGGCGGCGTTTAATCCAGATGCTGTCACACCAGAAATTTTGGCAGAGATGCAAGCTCTGCTCATCGATGCACGCGCTGCAGCAAAAAGCGCTCAAGAGTCGGCAGAAATGGCAGCAAGCTATGCAACGCAACAAATCGTCGACTTTGAGGGGCCAGGCTTCATCGGTTTCTTTTCAATTTATACCAATACACGCGATATTTTCTTAAAACCCGGTGACGAAGTTCCGGCAAGCAATCTCTTATACAGTGGAATAAGCGACCCCGCGGCCTTTATGATTCAATCGTATAGTCACCCGGCTGGAGGAACCTGGCGTTCGTTGGGTTTTGCTGCCTGCCAGGGAAAATTAGACGGTAAAGCCGTTTTGCCTTTTCAACGTGTTGATACGGCCCCTCAATCAGTTAAAAAGCTGAAAGCTGTTATGGGTGGGGTAAGAAATTGTGTTTATTCAGCGCAGGATGAGTCGCTGATTGACTGTGAAATTTATAGAGGAGGCAGCTGGCATCCGTTCACTGCCAGTTTTTTGGATAACACTTCTTGGGGGCAAGAAATTTATAGCAACGCGCAAAAAGGGGTATACGGTGTTGTCGCAGAATACACTGGCTCTACGAAGTAACGAAGAGGGCCTTACTGGCCCTTGTTTTTTCTGCCTTTAAAATACCGGCGGATCAAAGCCCCCCCATCCAGTGCTAACAGAAACAGGGTGGGCACAGTGCTGATGGCGGTGAGGGTTGCAACTATTGCCTCCACAAGCGGATCACCCTCCCACATTTACCACTTCCCATTCAAGATTGATAAAACGCCCTTTTTCCCCTCTCTCAAATCCCGTCTCGACGTCATATTTCCACGGAAAATCAGTTTTCATAGATGCATAAAGTCCAGCGCATGGGCTGAAACCCTGTCGCGCCTTTTGCAGCTGCTCACACAAACGCTCGGTAACGCTGGCGGGGTCGCGACATAAAAGGATCACATCCCCGCTGGCGTAATGCGCCCCTACAGCCATTGCAAACGGCTCGTAATAGGAGGCGAATTCAGTGATACGGATTGAGGTTATCTGACTATGTGAAATGCTCTCGGTGTTCCCCTCATTCACGAGGATCACTTCATGAAGGGCCTTTATAGCGGGGGTGAGCGTCATGGCTTCGACGGCATCCCTGTTTTCAGCGTTGTATGTTGCAACAAGGCTAATCTTCTTTGTCATTGATTTCATTCCATGGAAAATCACCACAATGAAATCATGGTTACTAACTACAGTTCAAATAGGTTGCGTAGATCAATTAACTAAAATTGATCGTTGAAAACGATCGGTGCGTAAGGCCCCACAAGCATAGTTTATATGTCAACCTCTAACCCATTCACTTGAACAATGCACAAACCTCCATTACTGTATATATATACAGTAATAATAAACGAGAGGTCATCATGCCCCGCAAATCAGACATTAACGCGGCTTTTACCGCGGCCATACAGCTAAATCCTAAGGGATACCAGTGGTTACGCACGAATGACTTCATCCGTGAGTTGCGCGCCAGAAACTGGCATTTCACGCCGGACGACGCCAATGACTGGATAGAGCGTTATCAGGAGTTCTTCGTCGACAAGACGCCGGACGACAGTCAGAACCGTCTCTGGATGATGCTGAACATGGGAAGGGTCTTGTAATGGGGTTCCCGTCGCCAGCAACCGACTATGTAGAGCGCAGGCTCTGCCCTGAAACCATTTGCGGCATTGGTATCGACAGCCGCATTCTCGAAACATCGACAGGGTTCGCTGTTATCGAACCGGTTACCAGGCTTGTACAGAATCAGGTTCTGCTGATTTTGTCCGGCGGTCGCACTCAGTTTGCAAGGGTCATGGGTTGGGCTTTAATCACGGATGATGGCGAAGCGATCGAGGGGGCTGCGGTGGAAGAGGTGGAAGTCATGGGCAGGGTGACGTACTTCATCAACAGCACTGACGTTGATGATGAGTATCCAGTGTAAGAAGCGGTCTGCATCTGAACGCAGCGCAAAGGAGGACCTGATGGTCTTCCCTAAAAAGTCTAAGGTCCGCTATGAACGTGGAGCCTGCCCTATAAGCATGAGAAGTAATGAGAGACTGTCTTGAAGCCCTCCCTTCCTCTTATGTATTCAAAAAAATGGGTCTAGTATTATAAATTCATTACCCCGCTTCATTACATTTTTGGGGTTAACCAAATCAACGAGTAGACTATTTTTCTGGGCATACACAAATAGTATGTCTATGTCATTAACCAAACCAAAAGGGTCAGTTGCAGGTTTTTTTCCTTGTCTTATTTCATTTAAAGCTATTGGAGCCCATGTTTTGTAATGGCTACTTTCTTGCTGAGACATTTCAGTTAGTCGTTCCATTTCTGTAACAGAATACTCGCCATTATAATTTGCATTATTAACAACCCCTAAAGGCTCATTGTGCAAAAAAATTTTAACTACATTCCTTAGGCCAGAACCAGCAGACACAACAAGCCTAGCGAAGTGCGGGTAACCCGGATCATCCCCAATACGAACAACCGTCGAGCCTTTAGCTAAAACATCCGTACTTATTCCCGATAAATTATTCGAAATATCTTTGTAACCTTTAGCTTTGTAAGAATTAATAGATTGTTGTCTTGTCATTTACTTTACCTTCCGTCCGAAAAAAAATCTGCTAAGCAGTCTATGTTATCCGATATTGGGCTGGGTAGCTTTCACTTTATCAGTGGGGTTATTCTATCTCGTCAATAAGTATATGATGCAGATAGATGATAGTGACCATTTACAAATCAATCAGTTACCTATATATGCTTGTAAAATGATGTTCATAACGTACTAAAAATTAGTTTCCCGAACTGTCCTCGGACATAACTGCACAGTGACAAGCTTAAATTGGCATCAATGTCTGCTTCTGACACATTGTAGACAGATCCCAAGGCCGATCTCGGTCTCGGTAAGTACTTCCATCAGATAAAGTGTGAATGCGTTTGGCGAGGGGCGAATCTGAATCACGTCAGAACCGCTTAGCTTCTCAAATGTAAAGGCTTAGGTGTAAAAGTGAAATGCCAGATACTCATAGGTCGGAGAGAAAAGTGAATGTAAATTTGACGCAAAAATATTATCTAGTTAATATTAAGTTAGGTGGTGATGGTCACCTGGCGCCTGTTTCGCAAAGCAATAGCCCATCGTTCAGTAGATCCCCAAACACTTGGCCGCCATACATTGTAACGCTGCCCGGTTAGCAGGCTATCGGTATCCATAGCGTTATAATATTGGAGGTACAGCCATGTCTGACTACTCATGCCTAAGCATTCTTAAAACCCGCGCAAAAAAATTAGTTCGCATTCAGAAAATTAAGCTATCCGAGGCACTCGAAATCGTTGCTCATGATGCGAAATTCAACAGCTATCATGAACTGATCGAAGTTGCAAAGCGTGACCCGCTGGAACAACGGCTTGTTCTCGCCGCAATGGGCGAAGATACTCCAGAGGAAGTGATTTATCGTAGTGAAGTTTTCAACGCTATCGATCGCGAAGTAGAAGACATGCTTTCCAGCGATATAGCGGAAACGAATGCCTATGGTTTCAGCATTGAGAATTTGGAAGCGACAAAGTTAAATTACGACTCAAAACGGGGGATTCTGACCGTCCAAGCCATATTTGATTATCAGGGTGAACAAGATCCTGAACGCCCTTTCTCTGGTTCGTCCTTTGAAATTGTTGCAAAAATGAATTTGTTGCTTCGCGATAATGAATGGAGCTTCGTGGAAGACAGTCTCGAATTGACCTCAGTTACTTCTAATGTTAACGATGACTGGTACGATTTAGACATGTAA